GCAGCATCAGAATTCATAGGAAGTCCTAATGCAATTACACTAGAACCAGCAGCAGGAGCTAATGCCAATGATAGGTTAGTACCATCGAAATCAAACACTTGCTTAGCGTTAGTGTTACCAAGACGGAAGATTCTGTCTAAGATGTGCTTGTTAATACCTTGAGTTAACTCATTGATAAGAACAGCTTCAACTTGAGCAACAGCATCAATACCGTATTGTTTTAAGTCTTGTACTTGCTCACGTGTTACAGCAGCAGCTACTTGTAAAGTACCAGCTTTAACTGATTTGTTGAACAATTTAAGACCGATTAAGTTATCAGGTGTAGATTCACCTTCTTCTCTTAAATAAGGATCGTTAGATGTTACAGAAGTACCACCTTGTTTTAAACCTCTACCTGAGAAACCAGTAATATGGTCTTCTAAAGCTTTAACTAGTTCTGCAGTAGATGCAGTAACATCAAGGTCTTCAGATACATCTTGTGTACCAGCACCTGTAGCAGTTAAATAAGTAGTTGTTCCTGCATTTGCACCAAGTACGTCAGCAAGAGTATAACTATTATCATAACCTGCAGTAAAAGGGCCTGCTGTAGATGTAATAGTACCAGCATTAGCTTCTACTTTGAATATAGCTAAACCATCGATACGAGATCTTTCTATAAAAGTAAGTCTAAAGTATACGTTAGTACCGTCAGCGATGTAAACAACATCACCTGCTACTAAATTAGATACGCCTGATACATAGTCAAATCCAAATTTAATCATAAGTGGAGCAACTGTACCATCTGCACCTCCTAAACCGTTAACAACAGCTGAAGGAGTTGCTAAGTTACCACCAGCATAAGGGAAGTCTAAGTATGTAAGCATACCGAAAGGACCACCTAATGGAACTACAGGAACTAGGTCTAGACCAATAGTCTGTGCTGCAACTTGCATAGCAAGTGGAAGTAAACTGAAAGGTTTGTCACCAGAACCAGGAGCTTGGCTGTGGAATTGTGTTGTTGTACCTGGGTTACCAGGGAATTGAACCGGTCCCATACCTGGAACGTTCATACCAGGATTAAGGTGTACCTGGTTCCATACTGATTCCGTAAGTAATGAACCATAATCTACCATTCCTTTATCTTCTGCTAATTTGTGATAAGCGCAATATTTGCTCATCCAATCTAGTTTAGTGGCATCTTTGATACCTGTAGCAGATTCGATAACTGGAGACCAGGTTGCTTTAACTTCGGCTTCGTTAATCATTTCTAACATGACTTGAATTATTTTTTTCTTTATTGTTTATTTATCTTCTTATTTGCGGAATTTCTTCGCTAATTCTGCACCAAACCAGTCCATATAGTCAGATTTTATTCCATAACCATTAACCTCTTCAGGTTTAACTGAGCTTGCGTTTGCACTTTCATCAATTCTCTGTACAGAAACGTTAGATTCTCTAAAGTCTCTTGTAGACCAGAAGTTATTGATTTGATATTCAGATTTAAGTGAATATCCACATGCTTCTGCAACAATTTGGCTTTTCTTAGCTTGAGAAGAATTTTCCCAAGAAGAACGATATTCATCCGGCATATTTTGAATAAACAGTGGTGTACTGTTCACCGGAATTATCACTGATTCCATGATAGCTTTAACATCTGCTGATGAAGTATAAGTGTGTTTTTTTGCTTTTGAAATGATTTTTGCTTGTACATTCTCATTTAATGCAAAATACTTATTCTTCTCGTTAGAGTCTAAGAATCGTAGAAAGTGTAGATCTCCGTTTAAGTCTGCTGTTTGCTTCTGAGCAGATTCAATTAACATATCTAATTTTGCAGCGATTTCGTTTTTATATGAAGAGTTGTCTAGAGATTCTTTAATTTCTTTTTCTTCTCCGACTACGGCTTCACCTTCTTCACGTGAGTGTTCCTCTGGTTCACCCATTTTATTAATAGCTTTTTCTATTTCTTTAGAACGATCTTCTTCATTAATAGCAGCTAAACTTTGTTTAATTCTTTTTACATTTTCTGCAGTATAATCACCGTATTGACCAACAGTTTCAATGTTTTCTTTAAGATATTCAGTATAATCAGCTAACTGATTCATACCTTCAGAAAGATGGTCACCGTATTGAGCAATATTGTCTACATGTTCTGAAAGATAATTATTGTATTCTAATATATCATTTGTCTTTTTAGCAACATCTTCTATATACTGAATACCATAATCGCTTTGTTCTGCAACGTGGTCAACATATCCTTTAAGAGTTTTAACGTTTTCAACAATATGATTGTTGTGTTCCATTAAACCGTTTACGTTATCGATTACACCATTCATGTTTTCACCTACATATGTAAGATATGAAAACATTTCATTCATTCTGTTTCTTAGTTTTTCAATGTATTCTTCTAGTAGAGGATTAACACCTGCTTCTTCTTTAATAGACTTAATAGTATTAAGGTCCGTCTTAATAGAATTAAGTTGTTCCGCAATATGTTTAGAATACGTATTAAAGTCGTCAATTTTTACTAAACCATCCATGTTATTTGATGAATTATTTTCATTTGTCATAGAATATCTATCGTGAGACAAATTGTTATTTATACCAGGTATTGGACCGTCTACTTCATATATTGATATAGAATCGTCATTGGAAAAACCATACGATTCATTTACTCTATTAAGTTGTGCATTTTCAAAACCAGGGTCTGCAACTAAATCGTAAGTAAAAAGTTTTTTGATTTTTACTGAACCGTTAGCCTCAACAACACCTGCTGCTCTACTTGATATATGTAAAGGTATACCGTCGTCAACTAGCGCTCTTGCTTGTCTTCCTGCATCTGTGTTTAACAGTCTGATTTTTCCTCTTACTTGTCTGTTTTCTTTATCGTATGTAATTTCTTCGATAACATGTGAAACATTCTTAAGGGAAATATCAAAGTTCTGTGGGTGATCGAGTTCACCCATTAGTTTAGAACTCTTTATTTTAGCCTGAAGAGATTCTACTTGAGGTAAGTATTCGCTTTCATCGTATACTCTACCATTTTTATTCTTTACGCCCATCTCACCAAAGATACCTTCAAGCACATATGAGCCTTCAGCATCTTTTTTAAATGATAAAATTTCTGATGAACGTTCAAGAATTAATAAATTCTTATTTGACATTTCTAGATATAATTTTTTGGTCTATTTTTTTATATATCATATAATTCTGGTAAAAATTAGAAGCCCAAATCTATTTCACTTCCTTCTGGACCTTCTTCTTCTTCGCCTGATTTTTTCTTTTCCTTTTTCTCTTTGTCCTTATAGTTTTGTACTTTCTCTTTAAATGCAGGATCTAAGTGCATATATTCATCTATAAGTAATTCTAATGGGAAATAAGGTATATCATTCATATCAGCATCTTGTTCAACTAGGCTGTCTTTTACAGACGATATGAAGTCAACTCTTTTCTGAATTATTTCCATGTTTTTCAATTCTGCAAACATATTGTCAGCTTGGAATCTAAGAGCTATTTGATTTTTAAAATTTATATCATGCTTTAATTCAGGATGTTTAAGCATCATTTGTAAATATAAAGGTTTAATTAAAAGTTCTTGAAAACTTGAACGAAGTCTATTTACGAATTTTTCAAATTTAATTTCTTCTCTAATTAATCCTTCTGCAGACATCTCATATGTTGCAGGACTATCTTTATCAAATCTACTAAAAGGTATTTTTGATGCCATTTTAAGTTTATCCGCAAAATATTTTAAAGCATCAGTGTCGCTTAAGTCTGGTCCATCATTTGAAACGGTTTCAATTTCGGGTTGTTCACCTTCTTTAGAAGGCATCCAATATTCTTTATTAAAGGCCATCATCGGTTTACCGTCAACTGCAAGGTTACCTGATTCAAAATCAAAATCTACAACCTCTCTATAGTTATTCATTAACTGAGCAAGTGATTGTTTTGCTCTTGTTTTAGATTTACCTCCTACTGGAATTATAAACTTCATACGATATGATGAATTCATTACAGCCCAAATTACTCTGGTTGTTTCCATGATTCTCATTAAGTTAAATGCTCTAATCAACCTTTCAGTATATGATACTCTTGATGCCGTACTAATAGAACCGTATGAAATGTATATAATTTGAGAATCAAAGAATTTTCTTTCTTTAGCAGGATTATCTTTATATTGATACCAGATTCTTTTGTTTGTCTTTTTATCAATTGCAGGTATTAAACTTATAGGGTCAAGTTCTTTAAAACCTATAATTTCTTTTTGGTCGTCACTATAAATTATCTCAAATGAAAGATAACCATCGATTAACCATTTTCTAAAGTAATACCAACCCGATTGGTCTTGTGTAAAACCGAAATAATTATATATTTGGTTAAAATACTTATTTAGGTTCTTTAATACTTTTTCGTCAATTTCACCTCCTCCTATTGTATCTGGATAACAAAAGAAGTTTTTGGTGTCGTATACTATTGCCTCA